TACACACAAGTAGGATACGAAGGTAAGAAAGAAAACCTTGGTGGTAAAACCAGAAAATCAGAATTAACTGATGTAATGGCATCAGTAAGAATGCCTTGGTTTTGTCCTAAGTGTGATAAAGCAATGAAGAAAAAACTTGATGATAAGTTTTGGAGATTAATGGGACATTGTTTTGATTGCCAAGTGGATTTTGAAAACAAGTTGAGAATAAAGGGAGAATTTGGTCAATATGCTCAACAAAAAATGTTAGAAAATCAAAAATCACAACTAAAAGACTTAGAACAAAGTATAGATGACTTTGAAAAAACCGGTGGTTCAAAAACTTGGTATAACAATGTAGGTGTAAATACACCAGAACTTGAAACAGATACTTGGAAAATGGACGAAGACGCGTTCACCAAAACTATTTCAGAAGCAAGAGATTTCATAAGAGAAAAACGACAATTAGTCGAAGAAGCAGAACAACAACTAACAGGAGCAGAATAATGGGTAATATCATACAGATGATAATGAATTTATTCTTTGGTGGTAATAAAAAACAAGAAGTCAAAGAACTTGATAAAGCAATCAAAGTTAAAGACAACGAAGTTAAAGAACTTGAAAAAGAAGTAAAAGTTCTTGAATCAAAGAAGAAAGTCAACAAAAAAGAAGTAGCAAAATTAAAAAGAAAAGTAACTACTACTAAAAAACAGATTGAAAAAGCTGGTGAAGCAGTTAAAACAGATAATGCTGATGACGCAGTAAAATTTCTTAAGAAGTTTTCAAAGTAGTATATATTTATATATATGAGATATATTATATACATATTACTAATAGGGAGTTTATTCTCACAAGACATTGATGGTGATTCATCAGTACCTTTGGACGAGTCTTTATATTCACAAGATGAAGTAAAAACCTATACTTTTACAGAAGAAGAAGTATTAGGATTTACTAATCGTATTATGGAATTAGAATTAAAAGATAGTTTAAATGTTTCATTGGTAGGAGATTTAGAATCACAATTAAAACTTGTTGAAGAAAACTCTGCAATAGACTCAATGTTGATTGTTAATAAAACAATGCAACTCAATCTACTAAAAGACACAAACAAACTACTTGAACAAAAGGTAAAACTCGTTCAACCAAAATGGTATGAAAACAAATGGTTATACTTTACATATGGGGTAGTGTTGACTGCTACTTCGGTTAAATTAGCAGGTCAAATAGTAGACTAATGGCAGAACAAATAAAAGAAGTAATCAAACAAGAATATATAAAGTCCGCACAAGACCCTGCGTATTTTATGAAAAAGTATTGTATGATACAACACCCGATACGGGGTAAAATTCCTTTTGAGTTGTATGAGTTCCAAGAAAAGTCAGTTCGTGAATTTAAAGACCACAGGTTTAATATTATTTTGAAAGCTCGTCAGTTGGGTATTTCAACATTAACAGCTGGATACGCTTTATGGATGATGACTTTTCATCAGGATAAAAATGTTTTGGTAATTGCAACAAAACAAGAAGTAGCAAAAAACTTGGTAACGAAAGTTCGTGTTATGCACGCAAACTTACCGAGTTGGTTGAAACAAAGATGTGTTGAGGATAATAAATTGAACCTACGATATATGAATGGTTCACAGATTAAAGCAGTATCATCAGGTCCAGAAGCCGCTCGTTCAGAAGCTCTATCATTATTGATATTAGATGAGGCGGCATTCATTGATAAGATTGATGATATATGGACAGCAGCACAATCTACCCTAACAACGGGTGGTAGTTGTATTGCATTGTCAACACCTAATGGTGTGGGTAATTGGTTTCATAAAACTTGGGTGGATGCCGAAGAAGCTAGTGGCATGTTTAATCCAATTAAATTACATTGGACCGTACACCCAGATAGAGACCAAAGTTGGAGAGATGAACAAGACACTTTATTAGGACCAAGTGGTGCTACACAAGAGTGTGATTGTGACTTCTTAACATCTGGTACAGGTGTAATTGACGCTATATTGTTAGAAGAATTAAGAAAATCACATTGTATTGAACCAGTAGAAAAACGAGGTATCGATAGTAATATGTGGGTTTGGGAACAACCAAACTACAATAAAGATTATATTGTATGTGCTGATGTTGGTCGTGGAGATAGTGCAGACTATTCTGCTTTCCACGTCATAGAGTTAGAAAGTTTAACTCAGGTAGCAGAATACAAAGGTAGAATAAATACCAAAGATTTTGGAAATATGTTGGTTTCCATAGCAACAGAATATAATGATGCTCTACTTATAGTAGAGAACAATAATATTGGTTGGGCAACAATCCAACAGATAATCGATAGAGATTATCCAAACTTATTTTACACAAGTAAAGACTTACAATACGTTGATGTACAACATCAAATCACGAACAAACATTATCGTGAAGAAAAGAAAATGGTTGCTGGTTTTTCAACGACTTCTAAGACCAGACCACTAATTATTAGTAAGTTAGAAGAATTTTTTAGAGAGAAAAGTGTAGTGGTTCGTAGTAATCGTTTGATTGATGAACTACTTACTTTTGTCTATATAAATAATAGAGCAGAGGCAATGCGAGGATACAATGATGACCTTGTAATGTCTTTTGCTATTGGACTTTGGGTTCGTGATACAGCTTTAAGATTACGAACACAAGGTGTTGAATTAACAAAGAAAACCCTATCCAAAATGATGGATAATGAGGGGTTGTACACTCAGGAAGACGTTAATAAAAATGACAGTTGGGAGTGGGAAACAGGTAAAGAAAAAGAGTCATTAGACTGGCTCTTATAAAAGTGAGGTAAAAAATGGCAGATAAATCATTATTTGGAAGACTACAACGATTATTCAGTACAAATGTAATCGTAAGAAATGTAGGTGGTAAAAAATTAAAGATAGCCGATACAGACCAAGTGCAAAAACAAGTAAAATCACATTTGGTTGATAGATATTCAAAACTACATACTAATTTAGATTTAGTAGGAACAGGGTATTCAACCGTCCATCAAGTTATGGCGGCAAGGTTAGCATTGTTTAAAGATTATGAAGCAATGGATTCTGACCCAATCATTTCAAGTGCATTGGATATATATTCAGATGAGTCTACAATGAAAGGTGAGTATGGACAAGTCATTGATATTAAAACTGATAATGAAAACATCAAAGAAATATTAAACAACTTATTTTATGACATTATGAATGTTGAGTTCAATTTGTGGCCTTGGGTTCGTAATATGGTTAAGTATGGAGATTTCTTTTTACATTTAGACATTAGTGAAAAATACGGGATTACAAATGTAGTTCCACTTTCACCTTATGAAGTCATAAGAGCAGAGGGAGAAGACCCTGAAAATCCTTACTATACTAAGTTCTACTTGGAAAGTATTGAAGGAGCGCACCCGTATTTCGGCCAAAAGAGTAGTGGTAAAGGAAAGATAGAATTTGAAAACTTCCAAATAGCACACTTCAGATTAGCAAACGATAGTAACTTTTTACCTTATGGTAAATCTATGGTTGAATCTACGAGAAAGATTTGGAAACAATTAACACTTATGGAAGACGCAATGTTAATTCACAGAATTATGAGAGCACCTTCTAAACGAGTATTCAAGATTGATATCGGAAACATACCACCAAACGAAGTTGATAATTATATGCAAAGAATTATTAACAAAATGAAGAAAACACCATTTATGGACGAGTCCACGGGTGAGTATAATTTAAAATACAATATGCAAAATCTAACAGAAGACTTCTTTATGCCAGTTCGTGGTGGAGATAGTGGAACTGAAATATCAGAATTAAGTGGTATTGATTATGATTCAACCGAAGACATTGAATATTTGAAAAATAAATTATTAGCATCACTAAGAGTACCGAAAGCATTCTTAGGGTTTGATGAAAATGTCGGTGGTAAAGCAACACTTGCAGCAGAAGATGTAAGATTTGCAAGAACCATTGAGAGAATACAAAGAATTATAATATCAGAGTTAACAAAGATTGCAGTTGTTCACTTATATTCACAAGGATATACAGATGAAGACTTAGTAAACTTTGAATTAAACTTAGCAAGTCCTTCAACAATGTATGAACAAGAGAAGATTGAATTGTTCGGACAGAAAGTAAGTTTAGCTCGTGATATGTTAAGTGATAAAATTTTACCTTACGAATGGATATATGATAATATATTTAATTTCTCAGATAAACAAAAAGTAGAAATTGAAAATCAAATCATTGATGACCAAAAACAGAAATTCAGACACTCTCAAATTGAGATGGAAGGTAATGACCCAATGGCATCTGGTGAATCTATCGGAACACCAAGTGATATGGCAGCCGTTGGTATCGGTGCAGATGATACTGCAACACCACCCGATACAGCAGCAGGTTCTATATTTGACCCATTTGATAGTGGAGAAGATGAAAGACCAGAAGATGAACAAGGTGGTAGACCACAGGAAATGAACAAACCATTCAAAGATAGTGGAGCAAGAGGTCGTGACCCATTAGGGAAGCAGACTAAAAATCGTAGAGGATTAGCATTAGCACACTATGATGCCTTGAAAAAAACTATGGGTACAAAAAAGTCAAAAGACATAATACAAGAAACTACCCAAGTAGATGAATTAGAAAAAGAATATAATGAATATAAAGAGGAAAACGGGGATAATTAATACCGATTTCTTGAAAGTTTTATATTTATTATTGATAAAATACAGATAAATACTTTGGAGCTCAAATGTCTTATGTAAAACATAATAAGATAAAGAATACAGGTATTCTTTATGAATTACTATCTCGTCAAATAACAGTTGATGTGATAAACGATACAACAAGTCCTAAGTCAGTTAAATTATTTAAAGAATTCTTTAATAAAAATACTGAATTAGGTAAAGAATATGAACTATATTCAATCTTATTGAATAAAAAATACAAAAACTTGACTCACGCATCTTCTTTAGTAGAAGCCGTAGTCAAAAGTCGTAGAAAATTATCTAATCGTAGATTAGCAAACGAAAAATACAATTTAATCAAAACAATTAAAGAGAATTATGATATAAAAGACTTCTTTAATACAAGAATACCTAACTTTAAAGTTCAGGCGTCTATATATCGTGTTTTCCAAACCGAAGTGGGTAAAGAAGACTTTGGTCCAGTACAAAAAACTGATTCATCAATTACTATAACTGAACATATTACTCAATCTAAACAAACAAGAGTAAAAAAACAAAACTTAAGTGAATATTCTAATCAAGATAAAGATTTAAGGTTGTTAAGTTATCAGTTATTAGTTGATAAGTTTAATTCTAAATATAAATCTTTAAATGAAAATCAAAAAAACTTGTTGAAACAATATATCAACAATGTATCTAATACTAATTCATTAAAAGAATTTATTGATTCAGAAGTAGTAAAAATCAAACGAGCTCTAAAATCACTACTTCCAAAAGTAAACGATAGTATTACTAAAATTAAATTATCAGAAGCTATTGACTATACTGACGAAGCTACAAAAGGAAAAATCGTGAAAGACAAACACGTGGTTGCATTGATGAGATATTATGAATTAATTAAGGAAATCAAAAATGTCCAACAACGACAAAATAGCTAAATTAAAAGAATACATTAAGAACTACGTCATTGAAGAATTAGAAAAAGACGAAGAACTTGATGAAGTTTCTACAACGGCATCCGCCGGTGCAGCAAATCCAATGGGAACTGGTATTCATTATGATACACCAAAAGCATTCTCAAGTGGTTCAGCAGTTGGACACAAAAGTCCAGAAGTCGGTGGATATAAAAAAGTAAATGAAAAACTTTCAGTTAACCCGAGAAAAGTATATGGTGGAACTGGTGCTAAACAAGGAATGGTATTAACTGCACAAAAAGGATTAAAAAAGATTTTAGATTTATCTAAAAAGAATCCTTCAAATGTATTTTTGGTTAGTGATGATAATTATACTAATTTTGGACCATATTATGTAAAAAATGGTAAAGTTGCAAAATATACCGTCGCTAATCCAAACTATGATTTACAAAAAAACAAAGTATCAAGATTAAAAGTTCCATCAGATGTTATTTTAAAATTCACAATAAACGAATCAATAAATGAATCTTATGCTCGTATGTTTATTGAGATTGGTAAAGCTATCAACGCAAGTAAAGCAGATGACCTAAACGCAATAAAAGATTTGGGTGAAGAATATGATATCGGTAGAGTTTTATATATGGCAAGAACTAATCCAAAAGCTTTGAAAAAGGCAGTTGATGATAGAGTAAAAGAAAAGAAACAATTTTTGACAAAGACTAAAAAATTAAAAGAATTAAAAGAAGGTCGTTATCACGATTGGAGAAATGACGAATCCCTATCACCAAAACAAAAAATCGGTAATTCAATGAGAGAAATTAGAGACGCATTAAACGAATTAGACAAAACCGTAAAAATGAATCTTAAATTAAAAACAGAATTAAAAATGAAATCAGAAGACTATTGGAAAAACACACATAAAGCGTTAACCAAGATTTCAGAAAGATTAGTCAAGATGGCAAACAAAGTAGGAAATTTAAAATAATGAAACAAGTTATCGTAGATTATATACCATTTGAAATATCACCGCAACAAATAAATGAGGCGATGAAAGAAAACAACGGAAAGTTAATCGTTAAAGGTGTATTACAAAGAGCAGAAGCAAAAAACCAAAACGGAAGAGTATATCCAAGAAACATATTAGTTCGTGAGTCAAAAAAGTATGATGAGAATTTTGTAAAACAAAAAAGAGCACTTGGTGAATTAGACCACCCAGATAGTTCAGTTGTTAATTTACAAAATGTTTCTCACAATGTTACTGAAATGCACTTTGAAGGAGATAATTTGGTTGGAACTTGTGAAATCTTAACAACACCAAGTGGTAATATTTTGAGAGAACTATTTAAGAATGGTATCAAATTAGGTATCAGTTCACGAGGATTGGGTAGTGTCGAAATGGTTCAAGAAGCCAACGGAGATACCGTTTCAAAAGTAGGAGATGACTTTGAGTTAATCGCTTTTGATTTTGTTTCCAATCCATCAACACACGGGGCATTTCTACATCCAATGAACGAATCAGTAGAACCACAACAAGGTAGAACTTGTGGAGAGTATTGTAGAGCAGAAGACATAATTAACCACATTATAAGGGGTGAATAATGGATATAAAAGAATTATCAAAAATCACAACACGATACACTAATCGTTTAGATGAAAGGTCTACATTAACCTTAAAAGGTAAAAATGGTAAATTGGTTGATGTTCCAAGAGAATATTCGAGAATAGTTAGTGGAATCGATAGATTGATGTCAAAATTCAATCCACGAGGAATTATGTTTGGATATAGAAAATATCACAAACTAAAACCAAATGATGAATATAGTGGTTCAATTA